CGATATGCTGTTCCTGGCTGACGTGGCCGAGCTGTTCGATCTTGCTGACGACCGCTTCGCTGTCATGGTGGTGAAGCATAAGCACTATCCGACCGAAGCCGAGAAGATGGACGGGCAGTCACAGACCGCCTATCCCCGGAAGAACTGGTCAAGCCTGATGCTGGTCAACTGCGATCATCCGGCCAACGAAGCGCTGACACTCGACGCGATCAACGAACTGGCCGGCCGTGATCTGCACGCCTTCTGCTGGCTGACCGACGATCTGATCGGCGAACTGCCAGCGGAATGGAATCATCTGATCGGGGTCCAGCCTGATAACCCGGACGCCAAGGTCCTGCACTACACGCTGGGGATTCCTTCAATGCCTGGGTATGCCCGCTGCCCTCGGTCGAATGAGTGGTGGCAGGAGCGCGCGGCAATGGAAGGCGCACAATGACCGCCGGCAAGCGCGACCAGCGCGTCACCGTCCAGCGATTCACCTCGACGGATGACGGATACGGCGGCCAGGTCGAGGCATGGACCGATCTCGCTATCCGCTGGTGCAGCGTCGAGCCGATGTCCGGCCGCGAGCGCAACCAGGCACAGCAGACGGAAAGCCCCGCCAATTATCGCGTAACGCTTCCCTGGGATAGCGTGACCAAAGCCATCACGACCGCCGACCGCGTCGTCTGGAATGACAAGACCGGGAATATCCGGTTCATTGCCGATGCCGGGCCACGGCCGATCGAAGCGAAGATCGATGTCGAGTTCGGGGTAGCGGCCTGATGGCCCGCAAGTCGAGCGTCCAGCACCGCAAGCTGTCGCGGTTGCTGCGCCGCGCGCCGGCAGAGGTCACGCTCCCCGTAAAGGAAGCGATGGCTGACGCAACACAGCTTGTATTCAGTGCCGCAAAGCAGAATGCGCCGGTAGACGAAGGTGACTTGCGCGACGAGTTGGGCGCAAAACTCAGCCGGTCAGGCCTGTCGTCGCAGATCGGGTATCTGACCAAGAAGGCCAAGAAGAAAGCCTTTCACGCACCATTCGTCCATGATGGCACGCAGGGCTCACCGGAGAAAAACATACCGCCGATGAGTCGCAACCCGTACATGTCGAACGCGCTGGAGACGAACAAGTCCCGCGTCATCAAAGAGATCGACACGGCGGTTGACGGCGCCCTTGAGAAGCTTTCGAGGGGCTGATGGCATTCTCACTCCTTGAGCTTCAGCTCGCAGTCAAGAATGCGCTCACCGCCGGCTCACCGCCGGCTTTTTCATATCCGGTCCACACCGGCAAGGCCCCGGCCAATGCGACGTTTCCATACGCCGTGATCGGCGATGGCGACACGTCTCTGCCGTGGAAAACCAAACTCGAATATGGCGAAGAAATCCTTTTCAACGTCGATACCTGGTCGCGGTCCTCGCCGACATCGATGGTGCAGATCAAGCAGATGATGGGCCAGGTATTGGCCGCGCTCGATGAGGCCGAATTGTCGGTCTCCGGCTTCGGTCTTGTGTCCTGCGATGTGGATTACCAGCAACCCCAGATGGATGCCGATGGGGTGACGTGGCACGGCATCCAACGATTTCGCGTGTTTCTCTCTGCCGCATAGGGCGGCTTTCTAAGCAAAGGAGGCCATCTCAATGGCAAAGGAAAAAGGCACCAAAGTTCTACTGAAGGTCGCAGCCGCCGGCTCTCCTTCCGTTTTTACCGCCCTCCAAGGGCAGCGAACCGGCACCTTCGCCGGATCGTCTGATCCGATCGACGTTTCGGACAAGACGCAGGACGGCTGGAAAGCGTATCTCCCCGGCCTCAAGGACGGCACGATTTCCGTGACCGGCTTCCCGGTGTGGGGCGCGACCCCTGACGTCCTGGAGCAGATCCGGGCAGCTCAGATCGCCGATACCCCCATCGAATGCCGGCTGGTCCTGAATGATGCCGGCGCCTACTACCACGGCAATTTCTACGTCACACAGTTCGAGATCAGCGGTAACCACGACGGCGCAACCGAATACAGCATCCAGCTTTCGCCGGATGGCGCCCTCGATTACGCGGCATCGGGCGGCTAATATCTCATGGCCGAGAACAAACATGCCGGCGAGGTGCCCGTCACTCTCGCCGGCAAGTCCATGGTGTTGCGCCCCAGTTTCCAGGCGCAGTGCGAAGCCGAGGCCCTTTGCGGCTTCGGCGTCGTAACCCTGCTCAATCGCTTCATGCAGAAGCAGTTCGGCATCCGCGAGGTTGCCGCGGTGATCTTCGCCGGCCTGAAGCACGGCAGCGAGCAGGGCCAGAACATCACCTATGAAGCAGTGGGTGAGAAAATAGCGGCTGCCGGAATCGCATCTGTTACCGGCGCCTACGGCAAGTTTCTGGAAAACGCCGTAGCAGGCGGCCAGGAACCCAAACAGGGGGAAGCCGAAGCGGAGGCTTAAGGGAAATCCCTTACCTCCGCTATCTCGGAACCGCCGCCGTCATGGGGTGGCCGCCAGATGTGTTCTGGCGCAGCACGCCCCATGAATTTTACGCCTCAGTGACTGCTTACAACCGATCTCAGGGCGGCGACGCCAAGGGTTCGGAAGAAGACGAGTTTGCCGAGTTCAAAGCCAGCCTTTCGGCCAGCGGTGTGAAGGTGGATTAATGGCAACAATCAATGAGCTTCTGATCAAACTGGAGGCCGACACGACGCAACTGCGTCGTGCGTTCGACCAGGTTGACAAGAAGGTCAGCGATTCAGCCAAGAATATGCAGGGGTCGGTCGGGAAGATCGATGGGTCGATCGCCGCTTTGGCCGGGTCATTCGCCCGGCTAATCCCCGCTCTCAGCATCGGCGCCCTGATCGGCTTCGGCAAAGCAGCGCTGGACTCTGCCGGCGAGATCGGTGAGATGGCCGAACAGCTCGGCGTCTCGACCGATGCCCTGCAAGCGTACCAGTTCGCAGCAACCCAGTCGGGCATCAAATCCGAAGAACTGAATACGGCGCTGGCTCGGTTGTCGCGCACAGTCGGTGAGGCGGCCAACGGCAGCACGAATGCAATCAAAGCCTTCCGCGATCTCGGCGTCGGCATTCTCGATGCCGGCGGGAACCTTCGCGCTACCGAGGATATCCTCGGCGACGTCGCGACGGCTATCGCGGCAATCGATGACCCGGCCCGCCGCGCCGCCGCCGCGGTGGACTTCTTCGGCAAGTCAGGCCAGAAGCTGCTGCCCCTCCTGTCGGGCGGAAAGCAGGGCCTGGACGGCTTCATCGAGTCTGCCCGTAAGGCCGGCGTCATCCTCGACAAGGATCTGATTGCCGCCGCCGACAAGGCGTCGGATCGTATCTCCGCGCTGACATTCAAGTTGACGGCCTTCGGCAAGATTGCCGTCGCAGAATTGACCCGCCTTGCCCAGCTCGGCGGCGAAGGGTTTCTGTCTCAGGATGAGCGGAGCCTTGAGCGGATCATCTTCGATCTGGATATTGCGACCAAGAAGGCCGACGAGTTCCGCAAGCGGGTTGCCAATCGAGAGGCTCAAGGCATGCCCGCCGGCCTCGACAAGGCCGAGCTTGCCAAGTGGGAGCGGATGGTCAACATCCTGCAGGCCCGCAAAGACTTCCTTGCTGGCCCGCCGCCCAAGACGCCGGAAACCCCCGCACCCGGCGGCGCCACCTCGAACCCGAGGTCGGAAGAAGAAACCGACGCCATCAAAGCGGCGACTGACGCCCTGCAGAAGAAGGTTGCGGCGCAGCGCGCCGAGGCAGAGGGTCAATACCAATCTGCTGCGGCCAAAGCTGAAGCGCAGGCGACCGAGGAAACCTTGATCGCGCTGCGGTCCAAGGGCATTCAGGGCCTCAACGACGAGCAGAAGGCGCTGATCTCCGCCCTTGGCGTGCAGGTCAAGCGGATCGAGGCCCAAAAGACCGAGATCGAAAACGTCAAGGCATATGCTTCGACGCTCAATGAATATATCGACAACGCCACTGCGGCAGGCCATGCAGAGGCCGTTCTTGCCGGTGAGGTTATTAAGACCCAGCAGGCCACCGAAGAGCAGGTTCGCCTGCTGAATGAGCAGGCCGACGCCGCTGAAAAGTCGACCATCCGCTACAATGCACTGACCGGCCAGTTTGAGCTGTACGATCGCGAAGTTCAGATCGTCGCTAAATCTCAGGAGCTGCTGGCGCAGAATACCGCGCTATCGACCGAAGAGGCCCGCCGCCAGGCCGAGCAGATTGTTGACGCTTCCGACCGCCTCAAGCGCAGCACGGATGATGTCCGCAAGCGCGTCGACAATATGAATGAGGCGGCGCAGGACTTTTCGCGCGTGATCGGCTCTGCGTTTGAAGACGCGGTCGTTTCAGGCGGCAAGTTCTCCGATGTATTGAAGGGCCTGGAACAGGACATCGCCCGCATCGCTCTGCGCCTGACCGTAACCAAGCCGCTGGAGAATGCCCTGACCGGCATGCTCGGCGGCGGTGGTGGGTTTGAGGATGCTTTCAAAAGCATCTTCGGCGGCAGCTCGGGCGGAAATGATGGTTTCGGCACCGGCTCGGGCTTCGGCAATCAAGACTTCGGCGACTTCTTTGCTGACGGCGGCCGGCCGCCGGTCGGTGTGCCGTCTGTGGTTGGTGAGCGAGGGCCGGAGCTGTTTATTCCGGATCGCGCCGGCACAATCATCAGCAATGACAAGGTCGGCCGTATGGGTGGCGGCCCTGCGGTTGTGCATCAGAGCTTCAACTTCACCGGCGATGTAACGGCGCAGACCAGGGCAGAGATCCTGCGGTTGGCGCCGCAGATTCAAGCCAGCACCATCGCTGCTATGGAAAATCGCCAGCGCCGGGGCGTGCGGGTATGAGTTTCACCTATCCACTGACGCACCCGACCGCCCCCGGCTTCCGCCGCGCAGCATTCACTATGCTCAACGTCGTCGGTGTGTCTCGCTCGCCATTCACGCTGGTTACGAAGGCATTTAAGCACCAGGGCGAAGGTTGGCGCGTCGATATTCAGCTGCCTCCGATTAAGAACAGGGTGCGGGTTGGTCAGTGGCAGGCCTTCTTCGCCGCCCTGCAGGGCCGCGCCGGGACGTTCTATCTTGCGGATCCTGACTTCCTGACGCCGATCGGCAGCGTATCGGGAACGCCGGTCGCCAACAGTGCCGGCAGTCCGTCTGTCAATCTCGCGCGCACCCGCACCCTTTATGCAAAGGGCTTCAACTCCGGCGACCAGTTTCTTGCCGGCTCGCGCCTGTCTCTCGGGACCGGCGCCGCGATGCGCCTGCATATGCTGCTGGAAGATGCAGTTATCGCGGGTGACGGAACCGCCGCCCTAAGTGTATGGCCCGCGCTTTACGCAGATGTTGCAGATGAGGCGGCGATCACTATCAACAATGCACGCGGCTGTTTCCGTCTCGCCGGCGATGTCGGCTGGGATTCTGACGCCGCAAAGATATTCGGCTTTTCGTTTGTCGCGGAGTCCGAAGTATGACCCGCGACCTGACCGCGAGCATGCAGGCCGAGGTCGTCAAGCCTGTCCTGTATCCGGTCGCCTTCCTTGAGGGGCTTTACGAGTCTGGCCCCTTCAGGCTCTGGACTGGTCCCGGCACCATTTCATGGGACGGGAAAGAATGGACCGGGGCGGGCAACCTTCTCAGCTTGTCCGAGGTCACGGAAAGTCAGGAGCTTAAGGCCATTGGCGTGACAGCCACCCTTGCCGGCCTAAATGATGCAATCCTCAGTCTTGCGCTGCAGGAAGATTACCAGGGCCGGCCCTGCCGCATCTGGCTCGGCGCGCTGGATGAATCCGGCCAAGTGATTGCCGAGCCCTATCAGATATTTGGCGGCACCGCCGACGTTATGCAGATCAATGAGGGCGGCGATCAATCCTCTATATCGATGGCCGCCGAAAGTCGGCTGATCGACCTTGAGCGCGCGCGGCAGCACCGCTACGAGCATGAGGCGCAGCAAGCGTTTTACCCCGGCGATCTCGGTCTGCAATACGTGTCCAGCATTCAGGACACCGTGATTCTGTGGGGCCGGTCGTGAAGCCCCCACTTAGTTGGCTCAACTCTGGAGCGCGGCCTGCCGCGCCATTTGTGCCGCCAGAAACCGGCGACGCCTTGTTGGCTTTTTTGCAATGGTATTGCAGCAATGGCCCGGCTTGCCCGATGGCCCCGGCAACAGGCCTTGTATGGGCCGGCAACCTGCCGGGCGTTGCGCTGTATCGCAGTGGCGCGTTTCAGGTGCAGTTGTTCGTGTTTCCGCCGAATACTTACGTGCCCCGACACCGCCACCCCGATGTCGACACGATCGAGATTTATGTCGCTGGTGACTACGACTTTCGAGTCGGCGACATTTCCGCAATCCCCCTGAACCACCTTCATGACCGCCGGAACGGAGTCTCCCGTTGGTGGGGAAGGGGCGTGCGGGTCGGTCCCAATGATTGGCATGAGCTGCAAGTTTTCGAGGCCGGCGCGTGCTTCCTGTCAGTTCAGCACTGGTTGCGTGATGAACCGTCTAGCGTCGGCAATGACTGGGACGGTCAGCCCGTCAACGATGGCCACGCCAAGCAGCTATGCCGCTAAAGCGCTTCGATAACTGGCCTGCCCTTCAGGCTAGCTTTATCGAGCAGCGCCGCAGCATCCCAATCATCTGGGGGCAGAATGACTGCGTCCTGTTTTCGCTCGATCAGGTCGCGGCGATAACCGGACTGGATGCAGCCGCTGATATCCGCGGAAAGTACAACTCCGCAATGGGCGCGGCCCGCCGAATGAAGGCGCTCTATGGATCGCCCGATCTTTCCGTTGCCGCCACTAAATTCGCTGCCAGATGGGGCGGCATAGAGATTCCGACTGCGGTCTGTGGTCGTGGCGACCTTGTCTTGCACCGCAGCCCTGAAGGTCCGGCGCTGGGTGTTTGTGTCGGCCGGCAGTTTGTATCGCCCGGCGAGAACGGCCTTGTCTGGCTTCCGATGAAATTAGCCTTGCGTGGTTGGAGGGTTTAAATGCCGCAGGCCGCTCTGCCCTTAGTCGCCGCAGCCGGCGTACTGGGTGCGGGCTCGGCTGGCCTGCTGGCCGGCCTCACCGGCCTGCAGATGCTCGGCCTCAAGCTCGCCATCGGCGCGGCGGTCGCGCTTGGAAATCAGGCGCTGCTCAGCAAAAAAGCCAAGGCTCCGGACCTTGGGTCGTTCCGCGCGACCCTCCGCGATCGCTCCGTCATGGTGCGGCAGCCCATCGTCAGCCGCAAGCTGGTTTATGGCCAAGCGCGCGTCTCCGGTCCGCTGGTCAATGTCCAGTCGACCAGCAATAACGACTACCTGCACATGGTGGTGCCGCTTGCTGCTCACCAGGTCGAAGCAATCAATGACGTGTATCTTGATGATACTCTGTCGACTGATTCAAAGTTTAGTGGGCTGGTTCGGATCGAGAAGTATCTCGGAAGCGCCGACCAAGCGGCCAGCGCAACGCTGATCTCTGAATCAGGCGGCAAGTGGACGTCAAACCATCGACTGCGCGGCATCGCGTATCTTTATGTCCGCCTGCAGTGGAATAGCGACGTCTGGACGAATGGCGTTCCGTCTATCAAGGCCGACATTCAGGGCGCAAACCAGATCGAAGACCCGCGCGCTGGATCTCCGTCTCTCATCAGCTACACCCGCAATCCCGCACTGCTGATTCGTCACTATCTCAAAGACCCTGTTTATGGCCTCGGCTGCGCCGACGATGAGATCGATGACGATTACTTCATTTCCGCCGCCAATATCTGCGACGAGCAGGTCGAGATTGCCGACACCGGAAGCCCGGCCGAAACCGAAAACCGCTATTCCTGCGACGGCGTCATCGATACCGCCAACACGCCGAAGGAAATCTTGCAGGAGCTTTTGACGAGCTGCGGCGGCAGGTTGGTGTATTCCGGCGGCAAGTGGCGCCTGTATGTCGCGTCCTGGGATGCCCCCAGCCTGACATTTGACGAAGGCGATCTTGCCGGGCCTATCAGCATTCAGACTCGCGTCAGTCAGCGCGAAGCCTTCTCTGCGATCAAGGGCGTGTATGTCAGCCCGAAGAACAACTGGCAGGCCAGCGATTACCCGGCGATCAAGTCGGAGACTCAGCGCGAGGCGCTTGGTCTGGCCGACCACCGCTACAACGACCACGATCTACCATTTACGATCAGCTCTTCTACAGCCCAACGCCTCGCCAAAATCGAGTTGCTGAAGGCCAAGCAGCCGATCTCGGTTGAGACTATTTTCAAGCTCAATGCCCTGAAGTTCCAGGCCGGCGACACGATCCGCCTGACCAACGCGCGGCTTGGGTGGTCCGCCAAGGAATTCGAAGTTGTTGAATGGTCGCTCGCGGTTCAAGAAGACGAAAGACAGAATCCCATCATCGTCATTCCGGTAAAGCTGCGCGAGACGACAAGCACGATCTATGACTGGTCGACCGATGAAGAACAGACCGTCGATGACGCGCCGAATACTGATCTGCCGGACCCGTTCACGGTTGCCCAGCCGACCGCGATTACCGTGGCAAGCGGCACCGCCCATCTTTACACCCGCCTCGACGGCACCATCTTTTCTCGCATGCTGGTGCGCTGGACCGCGCCGACCGACGCCTTTGTTACCAGCGGCGGGCGCATTCAGGGCCAGAAGCGCGGCCCGACCGGCGAAAGCCCGACGCCTGACTGGGTCGACGCTTTCGAGGTGCCCGGCGATGCCACTGAGGCATATGTTCTCGATGTCCAGGATGGGCAGGGCTATGACGTCAGGCTGCGCTCGGTCAACTCAATCGGCATCAAGTCGGACTGGACCGAAGTGGTATCGCACACGGTTGTCGGCAAGACCGCCCCGCCGAGCGACGTTACCGGCTTTTCGGCACAGCAGAACGGCACGCGGTTAACTTTCCGCTGGAATCAGGTTCCCGATCTCGACCTCGCCGGCTACGAGATCCGCTACATGGCGGCCCCGTTCATTTGGGAGAATGCAACGGTCGTGACGTCGGTCACTCGCGGCACGCTGGTAACAAACGAATTTGTTCCGCCCGGCAATTGGGTGCTGGGCATCAAGGCTCGCGATACCTCTGAGAATTACAGCACCAGTGCCGCAACCTTCGCGCTCGCGGTCAGTAACAGCAACGACATCATCTATGACACCGAGGAAGCCCCGCGCTGGCCCGGCACGTTTGACGGGT